TCCCTTCGCCACCAGCCCTCAAGGATGCGACGTCGCAGCCTGGAGTGGGCTCTCCGCTGCTCGTCATCGTTGTCAGGCAGGGGGGGGCGCTGCTGCTGTGCTCGCTGGTCTGGCATGGTTACCTCACACGGAGAGATTGAACGCCCGCCGAGCGGGTGTCAAGGAACGAGCGGCCTATGTACCGAGCCGCATCGAGAGCATGGCTGAGGTCCCTGTTCGCCTGGTCACCCCCCGGACCTCTCCAGTGCCTGAGCGACTCGATGAGATGGGCGCATCGTGGGTGGATGGATAGGTCACCCTTGACCATCGCAGCATGAAGGAGGCGAGCGCTGTACACCACCGAGCCGGGTCCCTTCTTCGCAGGCCTGATGCGGAAGGGTGGGGAGTGTTCGGGGTAGCCCGAGAGGGCTGCGACAGCCTCAGTGAGCAGTGCGTTGATAGCGTAGCCTGCGGCAGACTTCCCGGCTGAGTTCGTGTCGCCCCTGGCCTCATCCACTGCCTCAGGTCCCAGACCTGACCGCTCCAGCATGTCAACGATGCCGAGTGCATCTGCCTCGATGCCTGTCTTGCCCTGGCTGACGTACTCATCCAGGAACCACACTCTCGGTCGCTTGGGGTGACGCTCGAAGGCACAGAGCAGGGCGACCTCCCTACCTACATCCTCACCGTGGTCAATGCCGAGGCCGATGCTGACCTCCCTGTCGGGTAGCTCCTCAGTCACCATATCGTCATCGAAGGCTGCGAAGTAGCGGTCAGGGGTCACGCCGTCCCAATCGCCATAGATAACCTGCGGGCGCTGAGAGGGCAGGCAGACCGCGATGGCCTCCTCGACCTGCTCCTGTGTCATCCAGGGGCATGCCTTCGTCGAGAGCGAGTAGTGTGTCTCGCTGATGACCCCATCCTCGACGACCTCCCTGAGCCAGTCCACAGGACGACCGACTGGAGTGAGGGTCATGTAGAGACAGCCCCCTGTCTGGACCAGGCGCGACACCGACTCGGCGTACATCTCGGGAGGCGGGGGCTCGTCGATCCAGCACAGGTCGAGCGTCGCAGAGGCGAGGGCCAGTCGGGCCTGCTCGGAGGTCACGAAGACGATGCGGCTGCCGTTGGTGAAGGTGATCGTGTTGTGCTTGAACCCACGCACAGGGTGGAAGGTACAGTCGGGCACGAGCACCCCGTCCGGTATCATATCGAACACCTTGGTCTGCACCACCACCGACTGCCGGAAGGAGTGGCACACCACTCGGCCCTCGATGGGTGGGGGCTGGACCTCGAGATATGGATGCACACCCAGGCAGCGACAGACGGTCTCGTACGCTGCCGTCATGGTCTTGCCTGACTGAGAGGGCGCCCGGAGCAGCCGGAAGCGAGCAGGGTCCTGCATGAACTCCTTGTGCGGTGGACCTGGCTCATACCTGGCAAGGGGCGAAGCCCGGACCCTGCGAACAGCAGCGAGCAGGCTCATGCCTCACCCTTGAGCTTGCGGAGTCTCTCGACCTCCTCAGAGGACAGGTCATCGGCTAGCTCTTCGAGGAGTTGCTGCCTGGTCAGGGCTCCCATCTGGTCCTCGACCCTGGACTGCGGGGGGGTGTCTGTCCCAGTGATGCGAGACTCAAGTGCCAGCATGGCTGCCAGTGGTCCCATCCTCCCAGTCGTCAGGCAGGTCCTCTGGTGTCCCCTGAGCCTGCCGATGAACTCAGCCCTTCGGACCTCCAGGGGCTCGCCCTCAAGCTCCTCTCGGTACACGTCGATGAGGTCTGCCTTGTACCTGTCCACGGTGCGAGTGGTAACCCCGAACTCAGAGGCGAGGGCTCGCTTGAGTTGCAGGCTCCAACCACGCTCAGCGATAGCTCGCTCAAGCACGGACAGTCTCCTGTATCGCTCGCCCTTTGTTGTCACTCGCCCTCCCGTTATAGGGTCCGAATCTCGTCCCTGACCCTACCACCCGACCCGGACCTCAACCCTCGGTGCTTCGTCTCCCGCACAGTACAGGGCTACACAGTCCACCGACCAGACCTGTTTATCGTCCCGCAATACTCCCGCCTTCTCGGCTGCGTCAAGCACAGCCTTGATAACGTTATCCGCGTCGGGCTTCTGACAGTACGGCTCGCGACCCATCGGCTTCGTCTTCCAAACCATCCGCTGCGGGCGCGGGAACAAGGCCAAGATGCCGACGCTGACAGGACAGTCGAGCGGAGCCTGTAACCACTGGTCCATCAGTGTCGAGGCCGCTACGGCCTCCCACCGGGCGGTACGCTTCGGGGTATAGGCCCGCACCTGCCCGCCCCGTACAGTCGCTCTCGGGCGACCCTTGCCTATCGGAGGGCCTGGTATGGTTGCTCGCCACTCTGTAGGGTCAGCCTGCATCGTAGTCGTGCTTGAGTTGCCGCATCGCCTCGCTCTGTATCTCCTCGACCTCTATGAGGTGCATCGTCGGCCTGGCCTCCTTGATTGCCCGCCAATCGAGGTCATCTCTACGCTGGAGAGGCGTGTCGAAACTGTTCCATTTGACTACGTGCTGCGGCCTACGGAAGCGGCGCTTGGTTTCTACGACACCAGGCCAGCGGCGCTCCAGACTACGAGCCATTTTCAACCGCCCGTCGCCCTTGTATAGCTCATCCGCGTTCCCGCCCTTCATGGTCATTGTCGCCACCTTAAATATCAGGAAGGCGTTGAACAGGACCGTGCACAGCCCCGCCGAGAGGACCTGCAAACACAGGTCCGTGTCCTCGTTGTATCTCCCGCGCCAACGCTGCTCCAAGTCGTTCCTGATAAGCAGGCACGAATAGACGTGGACGTTAAGGGCGAACGGGGGAGCCTGAGAGCCCTCGGGGCAAAACATACTGTAGTTCAGTCCGGCGACTGCGATGTTCGAGTACCTCTCGACGAACTCTTCACAGTGATGCAGGGCAATGCCTGCCTCGCATCGGATGCGCTGCCCCTTGTAGCGGCGCTCCATCTTGCGAATGTTGTCGTCGAGTATCCAGTGCCTCTCGGCCCCTGCAGCCTTCGAGTGCGCCCACACCCAGTTGCGAGCAGGTATAGACCCCTGCCCGAGGTTCTTGAACGGGAGGTCAAGGAGCAGGCTCGGGTCGTAGTGCTTCTCGTACTCGCTGCGCTCCTGCGGCTCGATTACGATATGGAACGGGCATCCGTCCTCAAGCAGGAAGTTGGCCGTCAGGCAGCAGTCAGCCCGCCCCTTTGAGATAACGTAGACAGGGTACCGGGGTATCGTGTAGCTCCCGAGATACTTATCCATTGCTTTTGAACCTAATAGACTTCGGGTCGTTCCGCTCTGTCCAAGGCCAACGGGTCGACCACGCAATCGTGCCCCGGCTGCCGATCTCGATACCCTTCTCGTCCACAAACCGCTCTCGGTCGTCCTCCGACACGAAGCTAATAACGAGCCGCACCCGGGTCTCGCCAGCATCATAGTCGGGCATGCCGACCCATTCTGCTGCAGCATCGAAGTCTTTTATCTCTGCTGCGGGCCTGGTAACCATCAACAGGGCTGCCAGCTGGCTGTCGTCGAAGCCCGTCCCGAGCAGGTCACCCTCGTCTGATAACTCCTTGAGCAGGTTCGTCAGTATGCGGTCGTCGTCGAAGGCCTGCTGTCCGATCGTGTTGTCCCCGGTCAGGACCTTGAGAGCCTGCGGGCTGTCCGATGCGATAGGCAGACGCACCACAGGGACCGTCTCCATGCCAAGAGCCTGGCTGGCCTCGACTACTCCGTGCCCTGCCAAGATGACGTCGTCTTTCGCTATGACCACATTGCGATAGAACCCGTGTTCGCGAAGGCTCGCCTTGATGTGTTCGACCTGGTCTGGCGGGTGCCCTCGGTAGTTTCTCGGGTGCGGAGTCAGAGCGCTGATGGCGATCTCCTTTGCCTTGTGCGTTTTGGTCCCGTTGTGTGGCTTACTACTCTTTCTGGGCATCTTTACTTATCCTTCGTGACGATATATGATGCGGCTTCGCCTTCCGCTCTGCTGCGTAGCGTATCAGACGGCGTCATAACGACAACCTGGAGACAGCGAAATGCCAGCGAGAGACATACTCAACACGACCGAAGGGGCAGAGCTGCTCCGAATGAGCCCAGCCAAACTGCGCGAGCTTGCCAACGAGGGACAGGTGCCAGCCTTCCGAGTGGGTACTCGCCTCAGGTACCGGAGGAGCGACCTGCTGGAATGGGTGGAGACTCAGGCGCTTGCCAACCTCACAGTCGCCAAGGCCTCAACCTGATGGCCCGAACTCGACTCATCAATCCTGAGTTCTTCCTGCACGAAGGCCTCGGCAAGTGCAGCCCCCATGCGAGGCTGCTGTTCATCTCCCTCTGGACCCAGGCAGACCGGGAGGGGCGACTCCGATGGATACCTCTCCGCATCCACGGTGACGCCTTCCCACATGAGCCAGCCCTGTCAGTCGAGAAGCTCGGCCGGGAACTCCAGACTGCGGGGGTCCTGCTCCTGT